AAGGATTGACCAATAATGTCATAGCTTCAATACTCAAACCTGAAATAAGAAAGGATATAATCAGGTGCGACAATGAGCCTAAATCGATTGCAGAATTAAGGGGATACGGCATAGAAGCTATTGCAGCAAAAAAAGGTCCAGGAAGCGTAAACTTCGGCATACAGTATTTAAGGCAGTTTGAAATTATAATAGACCGCAAGTGCCAGAACGCTATCAATGAATTCCAGCTATACCAGTGGAAAAAGGATAAGTACGGAGATGCAATTAATGAACCATTAGACAGGAATAATCATTTTATCGACCAGATAAGATATGCCCTAAACGACAGAATATTTGAAGATCTAGAAGAGGAAGAAGGCTACACGGCTGCTGAACTGGGGATATTCTAAACTTATTGCAGAAACAATATTAGAGTGCTATAATTAGGAAAATTGAATATTGACAGAGCTCCAAGAGAGCCAGTAAATTAGAAGTTTTTATAAGACTTCTGTTGCTGGCTCTTTTTTATTTATGGTTTAGGTTTATGGAAGGGGACAGATGTTATGAAGATACAGGAGATACTTGATAAATACAGTGAAGACTTTAACAAGCTGACTGAAGTATTATGCAAGGATAAAACTGAAAGGGATATCGAGACTGCTGAAAAAGAATTTACAGGAGACCATGTAATACTTCAAAGACCGGTCAAAATGATAGGCAAGGGTGCAACAGCGAAAAAGATAGAGCAGTCTAAGTTGGTTATACAGTTCCAGAAAAAAATTGTCAATATGGCAGTGGCTTTCCTGTTCGGTGAGCCTGTTAATATGGTATTGAACAATGAAGAAACTTCATTCCAGGGTGCTTTTGATTTACTGCAGGATGTATGGAATAAGAATAAGCTGAAATTCTTCAACAAAAAATTAGCAAGACGGCTTTTTGTAGAAACTAAAGTGGCTGAACTGTGGTATACGGTTTTTGATGCTGAAAACAATAAACATCTTAAAGTATCTCTACTGTCTAAGAAAAACGGAGACGACATCTATGCCCACTTCAACGAAAATGGAGACATGGACGCATTTACCCGCAGATATAAACTGGAAGATATCAGTGGTAAAACTTATGAGCATACAGATATTTACACAGCAGATAAAATCATCTACGGAGTTAAAAAGGATTCATGGGAGTTAGCAGAAGAAAAAAATCTGTTTGAGAAGATACCGGTAATTTATTATGAGCAGGAAAGGCCAGAGTGGGCTGATGTACAGACTGAAATAGACAGGGCTGAAATGCTCATCTCCAAGTTTGCAGATACCAATGACTATTTTGGCTCTCCAATGCTAATGATTAAAGGCAAGGTTTTAAATGCACCTGACAAAGAAGAAGTCGGCAAGCTGTTGCAGTTTACAGGAGAGGTGGATCCGGCAACAGGCAAAAGGGATTATGGTGATGCAGACTATCTGACATGGGAACAAGCTCCTGAATCAGTAAAGCAGGAATATGATATCCTCAAAGACATTATCTATTCAATGACCGCTACACCTGATCTGTCACTCAGCAATGTTAAAGGACTGACTAAAACATCAGGAGAAGCTTTAAAGTTTTTATTCCTGGACTCCATTTTAAAAGCAAAAGACAAAGAGGAAATATTCGGGGAAGCTATGGCCAGAAGAATCAACTTATTAAAAGCAATGCTGGCAATACACGATGTAAGCCAAAAAGAAAAATTCAAAGAGCTGGATATCTCAGTCAATTTCGGCATCGGCGGTATACTTCCTGATGACATAACAGAAAAGGTAAGGGCTTTATCCATAGCACGGGGCGGTGATTCTATTATGAGTAGAGATGAAGCGGTTAGACAGAATCCATTTGTAAGTGATGCAGAAGAAGATATCAAGAGGCTTGAAACAGAAAAATCAAAATCAGAAATAAACAGTTTAGGAGAATCATTCGATGTGTAAGCAATTGGAACTTGGTATAGTGGGTTGTGGTATTGTGGGTGGCAGTCTTGCAGATATTTTAGAAGGTTTGGGATATGTGATAAGACGGTATGACCCTGCTAAAAACTTCTATGATGATATATCAGCATGTGAGATTGTATTTATTTGTGTACCCACAAAAGAGGATATGCAGTTTAACGAATTAAGAGAAGCCTTAGATTATACAGCCAGAAAAAACCAGAAAGGAATAATTGTAATCAGGTCAACAGTTATTCCAGGTATGACAGATAATTTCAGCATGGAATATGACAGGGAGATTGTATTCATGCCTGAGTTTTTAAGAGAGCGGACAGCATTAAAAGATGCAGCAAGTCCAGATAAAGTTATTATCGGTACTGAAGATAGAAAAACATTTAAACTGCTCAAAAACTTATTTAAACAGTTTGCCAAAAAAAGCAGGTATTTCATGATGAAACCTGTAGAAGCTGAACTTCTGAAAGTTGCCTTGAACACCCTATATACAGTCAAGGTAGTTTTCGGAAATGAGCTCTATGATATATGCGGTAAATACAATGCAGACTACTATAAAATTTACAAAGCTTTCCAACATGACAGATATATCAAACCGATGCATCTTGATCCGTTGTTTGACGGCTACAGGGGGGCAGGGGGCAAATGCCTGAGAAAAGATATAGGCTTTCTGGTGCATGCTGCAACAGATAAGGAAGTTTTCCCTGCGGTTATGATGGTGGCAGACAGTGAGAATAAAAATCTATTGGATAAAGGTAAATTAGGTGGAAATTGAAGATTATTTTGAACAAAGACATATAAGGGAAATTATCAAATACAATCGCAGATTAGAGGCAATTTTAAACGAGGCATCAAAAGATTTGGCAAGAAGAATACTGGCTATTGAAATGAGATATCCTGAAACAGTCTATCAGGGTTCTTTCTACAGGATAAACAAGGCGCTGAAATCAAGGATAGATGAAATACTAAAACAGCTACACAAGGATATTCTGGCCAATACAACAAATGGAGTAGTTTCCAACTGGGATTTGGCAAACCTTAAAAACAATAAACTGGTGGGCAAATGGGCTGAAGGTGTACAGCTTAAAAAGGACAGCATACCTGTTAGTTTCTACCAGTTGAACGAGGCAGCGCTGGATGCTTTTTTAAAAAGAATAGAAGCAGGTTTTACAATAAGTGAAAGGGTCTGGAAGCTGGTTAGAGGGGCAAGAGACCAGATAGAATTATACTTATCAAGCGGAATTTCAACAGGCAAACCTGCAGCAGATATAGCAAGGGATATTAGAAAATACTTAAATGAGCCGGACAAACTGTTCAGAAGGATAAGGCAGGATGGAAAGCTTGTACTAAGTAAAGCAGCAAGGGGTTATCATCCAGGGGCAGGAATATACCGAAGCTCTTATAAGAATGCTTTAAGGTTAACCAAAAATGAAACAAATGTAGCATACAGGTTAAGCGATTATCACCGGCGGCAGCAGCTTGATTTTGTTGTTGGAGTTGAGGTGCATTTATCAGCTGCTCATCCGATATATGATATGTGCGATTCATTAAAAGGACGCTATCCGAAAGGATTTATTTTTGATATATGGCATCCAAATTGCATTTGTTATACAACATCAATAATGCTTAATAAAAAGGACTCATTAAATTACATGAAAACTGGCAAGGTTAGTAAGTCAAAATATGTCAAGAAGATACCTAAGAGAGCTAAAAACTGGATTGATATAAACGCAGAGAAAATTAAAAACTATAAAAACAAGCCGACATGGATGAAAAATAACCTGACTAACGATTTCAAGGTAAAGAAAAAAATATTGAAGCCATAAAATTCCATAGTAAATATTAAAAGGAGATGAGATAAAATGCCTCTTAAGCGTTGTACGAAGAATAATAAACCAGGTTGGAAATATGGAGATAGTGGTGTTTGTTATACTTATAGTGCTGGTGATAAAAAAGCAGAGGCAGCTGCTAAACTGAAGGCTATAAAGCAGGGCATTGCCATCAGCAGAGAATCAGGAGAAAGTTTTGAACCATAAAAATAAGAAATTTAAAAAGTTAAGGATTGTATCAAGCGATTATGATATAACCTACCATGACGAAGTAAGAGATGATTATGACAATTTACTGGACGGAAGAATTACCGAAACTGCAAATGAAATTAAAATATCAAACCAACAGAAATATCCGAGACAATTGCAAGTAATATTACACGAGGCTATGCACGGCTTAAAATGGGAATTTGGCTTACAAAATAAACCAAGTAACGATGATGAAACAATCAATATACAGCTTACTACCGGTATAGGCTGTTTCATTAGGGATAATCCGGAATTTATAATGGAATATTTGAGGGTATTTGCAAAATGAAAAAATTGGCTTTTATATGTCTGATGAATCTCGATCAATTTATTGACCAGATAATTGAGAAACTGGCTGATGATTATTTGATACGGAAATTTGTTATATCTACTCAGCAGGAAATTTATAACGCTATCGACTGGGGTGACATCATCTTCTGCGAATGGGCTAATGAATCTGCAATAGTGGCTACAAACTATGAAGGTATCAAAGGCAAAAAGGTGATAGTAAGGCTTCACAGTTACGAAATATTTACCGACTATCCGAAAAAGATAAACTGGGCTAATGTTGATAAACTTGTCTTTGTAGCTCCCCATGTCAAAGAAATATTACACGAATTTGCACCTGAAGTAAAGGGCAAGGTAGATGACTGTATAATCTATAACGGACTGGATATGGCTAATATCCCCTTTACCGAACATCAACACGGCTTCAATATCGCATGGGCTGGATTTATAAACTATAAAAAGAATC